TATCTCCAGTAGTTTTGGTGATGGTGCCTCTGAATTTAAAATTACTGTCGGTGGTACAGCATTCGTTCCTGAAGTTGATGAATATGTTATTGTATATTATGATGGTAACTTACTGATACCTAAGGTAGATTATATTTTCGATGGCAACATAATCATCTTCAGAACTTTTGTTCCTATTAAGGGCAGAAAGTTAGATATGTTTCATATTGAAGCATCTATTCCATCTTATGGTAATAATGCTTCTGCATTCGCTAGAGTTTCTAATATTGGAAGTCTAGAGAACATTGCTATTGATAATAGCGGGAGTGGATATAGGTTTGAGTTTCCTCCCCAAATTAGAATCAATAGTGAGATAGGTTCTGGTGGTGCTGCCACCGCATTAATCAATGGTGTCAAAAATCTTCAGTTGATTAGTGGTGGTGTGGGATATAGTGATACTAATCCTCCTATTGTTAAGGTAGTATCTCCAACTTCTGCAGGTTCTACTACAGCCAAAATTACGGCAAAGGTTTCTGGTGGAACTGTTACTGAGTTAACTCTTGAAGATTCTGGTAGTGGATATACTGATGTTCCTAGAGTTACTTTCCAACAACCAGGTGGTGCTACTCTTGGTGATATTACTGTATCCAATGGTTCAATTAGTGGCACCATTGCTGTTACTTTTGGTGGTATTGGATATTCGACTCCTCCAGAAGTATATGTTGATGAGCCTACAGGTGCAAATTCAATCAAAGCAAATCTTCAGGCAGTTTTAAACGCATCTGGTGAAGTTGCATCTATTAGTATTTTGAATCCTGGTCAGGGGTATACTAGTACTCCTAGAGTTAAAATTATCGAACCTATTGGCGCTCAAGTTTTAGATACTACTGTTGATACTGATGGTAGGGTTACAGGAATTGAAATTCTTGATGGGGGTTCGGGATATTCTGATATTCCATCTGTATACATTATTGATGATAGAACTAGTGATACTGGTGCTTACATTGGTGGTAGTGGAGCAAAAGCAACAGCATCTATTTTTAATGGTAGAATCACTGATATTAATATTACTAATTTTGGAACGGGATATAGTGAAACTAATCCCCCAAAAGTTGTAATTCAAGCACCTCCTCAAGCGTCCGCTTCGGTCGATATTGGTGTTAATGAGATTACTGGATTTAAAATTTTACAATCGGGTAGAGATTATACAAAGGCACAACTGTTAAATTGTGCTAGAGCTGCTAGTGGCATCACTGGTTACACTGAAAATGGAAATGCGATTTTCAGTCGTAATACAACGGCATCTAGTGCTACTTCTGGAACTGTTGTAAAGTGTTTAGACGCTGTATTTGTAAAGCGTATTCTTGATAAGTACACTGAACAGTTTTTGCCAGATGTTCCTGAGATTGATTATAAGAAGATTGATGTAAGAACAGCAATCAAAAACATTAAAGATTTTTATATGACTAAAGGTACTACCTTTAGTATTGCATACTTATTCAAACTTCTTTATGGTGAGACTGTAGATATTTCTTATCCTAGAGACCAAATTATTAAACCATCTGCAGCAACTTGGTCAATTAATACAATTCTTCGTGCTACGTTAGAATCTGGTGACCCAAGAAATATTCAAGATGCTTTGATTCAGCAAGATGCTGATATTGCTGACACTAATGTTAGAGATGCTAGTGCTCTAGTAGAGAACTATATTGCCATTAATACTGCTAATACTACCATTTATGAATTAGTCTTGTCTGAAGAGACTATTCAAGGTAGTTTTATTGTTCCCTATAAAACTAAACTTGCAGAACCTCTTAATGGTACTGACAGTATTATTACTGTTGACTCAACAATTGGTTGGCCAGAAAGGAACGGTGAATTTGTCCTCGGCGGGGCAGAAGTAATTCGTTATAAGGAAAAGTCTCTAAACCAGTTTATTGAGTGTACTCGTCTTTCCCCTGGTAGTGTTGGAACTAATCCTTATACTTGGGATTCTGCTACTGAGGTTGTATCTAACTTTGGAGTAACTCTTAATAAGGGAACATCCCAAGAAGTTACTATGAATATTGTTGGTATTGTTGATGCACAGCAAACCAATTTGACTGATACGGGTTCATACTATCTTCCTGGAGATAAATTAACTGTTGCAAAACTTGGCGGCACTGGAGAACAACCTTTACTGAATACTTGGTTGTATAATGTTAAAAAACTTATTCAAGTATCGGATATTGTGTTTGGTGGTGTTAATGACCAATTTGCTACGGTAACTTGTAATAATCCTCATGGACTTTTGGTCGGTGATGAAGTTACGATTTATGGTGCTAACCCAATTCTTTATAACGGTACGTTTGCGGTAACCTCTAGAGATAGCGACACTGTTTTTCAATATCAACTTCCTCAGACTGCACTTGTAGCACCTCAGGGCAATATTCTTGTTTCTGTTAACTTGAATAAAGGCAAATCTACTGATTCGTCTATTAATGACAGTATCAGTGTATATACCACAAATATTCAAAACTCTTTCTTTAACGATAGTTTTGTCTATGTTGCATCTACAGGTATTCCAAACTATAATGTCGGACCTTTCCCTGGTTCTGCATTACTGCCTGGTAACCAAAGAAAACTGAATAGATTTCCTCAAATACCAACAACAATCTCTACCAAGAATGTTATTACTCCTGGTCCTATTGGAACTTGGGTTAACGGTGTCTCTGTTTGGTCCTATAAATCTACAACTTCTAAGACTTTTGGTCCTATCACTAGCATTGGTATCGACAATGCAGGTATCCTTTATGATTCTGCAAATCCTCCTAAACTTACATTATCTTCTAGTACTGGTACGGGTGCAACTGCCGAAGTCGTCGTTAATGGGTCTGTAATCAATATTGAAGTTGAAACTGGCGGTAGTGGGTATACATCATCCCCTCTTGTCTCTATCGTTGGTGGAGGCGGTTCTGGAGCGTCTGCAACTGCTATTATTACTAAGGGTAGTGTATCAAATATTCTTATCACTGATGGTGGTACTGGATATACATCTCAACCGCAAATCACTATTGTTGGTGGTAGTGGTACGGGTGCAACTGGTACGGCATCTGTTAGAGGTCCTATCAAATCTGTAAACCTTCTTTCTGGTGGTACTTCATATACATCTAGCCCAAATGTAACTATTAGTTCGGGTCAAGGTGCTGTTGCTCAAGCAATTGTCAATAATGGTAGAATTATTTCTATTGCAATTATTTCTGGTGGTTCTGGATATACTACTGCACCTGAAGTTCAAATTCAAGGTGTAGGTTTTGGTGCAAAGGCAAGAGCTGTCATTGATACTGAGGGCGAAAATGCTGGTAAAGTTACTAGCATTGAAATTTTGAATAGAGGTATTAATTATGTTCAAGGAACGACTGTTATTAGTTTGTCTTCCATTGGACAAGGTGCATCTTTTACTGCAAATGTATTCCAGTGGACGTATAATCTTCAAGAATCTTCAACACTTGATAGTTCTCAAGGTGCCGTTTTTGCTGGATATAATAATCAATATGGTGGCGAATACGCACACATTGCTAATCCTCAGAGACTTAGATTCATTCTTGGTGATAACTTGTTCACCAATACAAGTAACCAAATTAGAGAAAGAGAAACACAATTAACTCACTCACCAATTATCGGTTGGGCATTTGATGGTAATCCCATCTATGGACCATATGGATATAGTGATCCAACTAATCAAAGTTCTACACTCAGTAGAGTTGCTACTTCATACAGATTAAAGACTAATTTGATTCTTGATGCTACTACAAATCCTAATCCAAGTAGAGTTGAAGGTCCTGCATTGACTGATGATGCTGCAGGCACATATGTAGAAGACTATGAATATGTCTTTGGTCTTGGTGATTTAGACCAGTATAATGGTCGTTTTTGTAAAACACCAGAATATCCTAATGGTAGATATTGTTATTTTGTAACCATTGATAATACTGAGTTTGGTAACTCTGTATTCCCATATATTCTTGGTTCTGATTTCAACTCAGTTGTTGATTCTTGGAATTTAAATGAGTCTGCAACTCAGCAAAATATTCCAACTGGGGTTGTTCGTTATCGCGATCCTTATGAGAATGTTGATATTGATGTTGAAAGAATTCCTAATGCATCTACAAACTCATTGACTTTAGAAGATGGAACATTACTATTATTTGATGTTGAAGATGAAAATAAAGATGGTATTATCAGTCAAGATGAAATTGATGACCCAGATCAAATTTTAGAAGAACCTCCACTTCAAATCTTCGATTACTTCCCTAAAGTAAAAACTGAGTCAAAAGTTGATATCGAAGTTGAAACTATTAGTAGATTTGAGAATGCATCTATTACAGATTTTGTAGTTGAAAATTCTGGTGTAAGTTATCAGGTTGATGATAAATTAATCTTTGACAATTCTGGAACTGGTGGTTCTGGTGCATCTGCACGAGTATCACGAATTAAAGGTGAAACCATTAGTTCTTACAATTATGAATATCGCAATGGTAGTAATTACGGCAAAATACAAACTGCTCAACCTCATAATCTGACAGTTGGTGATAGTGTATTTGTAGATTATAGTGAAAATATTGAAACTACTAATAAGCAATATTCAGTAAGACAATTTAAGGGTGTAGAAGAGATTGTAATTGCTCAAACTGGTAGTGGATATAGTGAGGAAATTCCTCCACAAATTGTTATTGACGGTGATGGTGTAGATGCTGAACTTGAGGCGGTTGTAGACTCTGTTGGTGCAATCAAACGAGTTAATATTTTAAATTCTGGTAATGGATATACAAAGAATCCTAGAGTTATTCTTTCACATCCACAGGTATTCAAAAAGTCTGATTATTATGTTTCCAAAGTTGATAATCAAGAATATGTAAAAATTAATGATAGTTTTGTCAATGCTGCAAAAGAAACTTACATTTGTGGTCAAACCTTAGATGCATCTGGAAATACCGTTGCATTTGTTGCTAAACTTTCTGCAGCGGGTGTTAAAGAGTGGGAGAAGACCTTAGAACTCACAACAGGATTAAACTATGCAGAGTTCCAAAAACTTTATGTTGATGGAGATACTATATGGGTAGCTGGTATCAACAAACCAAATGGTACTATTCTTGATTCTTACAATCCAGATATTATTATTGCAAAGTATACTCAAGCAAATGATGGACTTAGTGCAACATTAACGTTCCAGAAAGCATATGCTGGTATTTCTGGTGGAACTCGTTCCGATAATATCAGCAAGATTATTGGTTCTGATAATAATAGAGTAATTATTGCAGGATATACAAATACAAATTCTCCCGCACCTTATGATGGTTTCATTGCAGTTCTTGATTCTACAGGAACATTTACTGTAAAAAGAAAAATTGCTTCCAGTAATGGTAATGAGAAAGTAACTGATTTGCTTTATGATAACAATAATAACTTGTATTTCTTGATGGAGACCTCTACGTCTCAAAATGCTGGAGATATCAATTTTGCTATTGGTAAGGCAACTATTAGCACTACTTCTATTACTACTGATTGGATTAAGGAAATTACTAATAATGCGTATTCATTCTTAGATACAAGTTTCACAATCGACGAATTTAATGAAATTTATGTATCTTCGACTTTACAGTTGAAGAGTGACGATGCAACTAGAGATAGGTTCTGGGTGGGCAAGTTTGATTCCGAAGGCGTTTCTGTCTGGAACTATAACTATGCTGTTAGTAGAGATATCAATCTTGTTCCTTCTACTACTCTTGATATTTTCAATCAGTTGAATGTTGCGTATACTAAAGTTGACAATACAACCTCTAAGAAAACTATTAATACGGTCAAAATTGATTATAAGGGTAATATTGTAAATCATACAACTACCGACTTTACTGAAAATACTATTGAGGGAATTACTGCCAATTCTTTAAGCACAGACACCTCTGGTGACGCATATGTCTTTGGACAAACTTCTTGGAATAGAAATGAGGCAATTTTTAAGTTTGATGGAAATCTTACTGATGAAACTGGTCATCACACTTTAACTACACTTGGTCTTAGCGGTTCTATTGAAAATGCTGATAATATCCTGAAAATTTATGGATTCCAAACAGGTCAGTCAACAACATTTGAAAATAGTGGAGCAAAAATTGCTGGAACTTCTTTAGGTACTGCTCTTGCATCCGACTTTACTATCGACTTCCTCATTTATAAAGATGCTGCTAATAGTAAAGCAGAAACGTTGAGTGCAGACCAGCAAACTCTTATTGCTATTGGTGACGCATCAGATACCACTGGTGGTCTATGGTTATATTATAATACTGATGGAACTGCCAGTGATGGTAGAGTAGAACTGGTTGTTGCTAATAACTCAACTGCTATTTCTGCATCATCTGCAGGAACAGGAACAAATACTGGATTGTTTGCGAATGATACCTGGCAACTAATTTCTCTTAGAAAATCTGGAAACAATTTTAAAGTATATGTAAACTCTATTGAACAAATTAGTGGCAATGTTTCGGATACTAATTTAGCGTCTAAAGATATTCATATTGGCAATATCCCTGGATTCCCTAGTTCTGGTGGATTTATTGAAGATAATCAAGGTCAATTCTATGTCGATTCTCTCAGAATTCGTAATAGAGCAGTTACTGTAACTGCACCTAGTGACTTTGGTTCTCCTGCAGTACTACCAGTTGCTGCTGCAGTAGGACTTACACATACATTTGTTGATACTGCATGGTTCACTCAGCAACATGCTAGATATGATTATATCGATTATCTTGGATTTGGTATAAAGGTTGATAAGAATGCTGATGCAGTCAGACTTGGTAGTTACAATGCAAACACCACTACAAATTATGGATTTACTAGGACTGCAGTAACACCTGTTACAGGTAATTCATTAACATTGAATTCTGTTGGATATACTTTAGCGGACGTTGGATTGCAGTCTCTCGATTTCAACGAAGCGACCACTACAATGTCTGAGGGAACAGAAACTCTGACATATACTAAGGATACCTGGAGTACAAGAACTGCTACAGTTCCTTCTCCTGGTTCTCAGAAGTTAAAAGTAACGGCAAATGTTAAAAATCGTTATTACTTTGAAACTTTCAATCTTCTGAAAATTGATAATGTTCAAGAACTCACAATCAATCAGAATTTTATATTTACGGTTGGTTCTAAATTAGTTCTCAAAAATGGTTCTTCTTTTGTTAATAGTGGATATATCACTAGAGTAGATTATAATACTAAAAAAGTATATCTTGCAATCAACAGTAATCCATGGTCAAATGATTTAAATCAATATCAACTTAGTACAGAACAGTTTAGTGAGCAGAGCACTTATGGCATTATCGGACCTGTTCCAACTGATAGTGCAAATAATGAAATCGCTCAAACATTTGCAGACGTAACTAATACAACACCTGGAACATTTGATATCGATCTTGCAAATTACAATGCACCTGAAGATGTTGGTGGTACAAACAATTTAGACGAATATGGTGTATTTAAACCATATAGTGATGATGATTACAGCATTAAGATTGTTGAGGTTAGTGGTTCATCCAGTTACTCGGTTGGTTCTGTTGTAAATATTACTTCAGGTGATATTAGTTTCAATGCAGCATACTCTACTGCTCAGATTACTAATCTAACTGGTGTTCTTAAAATCAGTTTGATTGCTAATCTCACAAAAATTCTTCAAGTAACTTCTGTTTCTAATACAGACACTGCATATGCAATTAGTGGTTCATTGCATTATTTGAGTGTTAATACTCAAATGTATATTGACGGTAATCCTTCTGAAGAAGTTAGTGGAACTGTTTATGATGAGTATGATGGTTCTTTCCCTGTAGAACGAATCATTAGTCCTGTTGAATTTACATATAAACTGCCACAAACTGCCTTAACATTACCTGCGACAAGTGCTAGTTCAGTAAAGGTCTTTGTTAAGTCTCCTACACTTAAGATGTATTATGGACACCAGTATTTGTTTGACCTCAGTCATTCATCTATGCTTGGTGGCAACCTTTCATTCTCTAAAGACCCTCTGTATAAACTTGAATATTCATTCAACTCTATTCAGCGTATTGGTACACCTGGTGTGACTGGACAGGGTGTTGCGACACCCACAGTAAAACTGAAAGTTACTCGGGATGTAATTACGAACATCTCTTATTACTTTGACCCATCTAGAACGGGTGCTGATTCTCCTGTCATTCCTGAAAGTTACTTAGATGTTACTTTCTCTCCTTATGTGGGCACATTTACAGTATTCTCAACATCTGGTGGTTCAATCACTAGGGGTGATGATATCTTCCAGTTTGAACTGATAAATCAACCAGAAGGTCCTGCAACGATTGCCAATTCTAGTTATAGTACAAGTTCTAAGAAGGCAGTTGGTTCTATTTCTAATATTCGTATTGTTAACCCTGGTGGATTCTATACAAAACTTCCTATTGTCTCAAGTATTCAATCCACTAGAAATATTGAAAGAGTACAAATCAATGACCCTGGTACTGAATATGCAGTAGGCGTTTATAATAGTGTGCCTATTTCTGGAGATGGTGAAGGTGGATTAGTTTCCATTACTGTTTCTGATGGTGCAGATGAAGAAGGAGGTAATATCCCTGGTCAAATTCAAAAAGTTGTTGTTACTTCTCCTGGTAAAGGTTATACAACAGCAACAATTGATATTGAATCAATCAACGGTATCCTTGGACCTGGACTCACTGGTTCTGGTGCAGAATTAGTAGTTGTTATTCCATCTTTCGGTTCTGGTGCCTCTATTTTCACTCTGGGTGAAGAGATTGGTAAGATTAAGAACTTGAAAAATAATAACTTCGGTTTTGATTATTCTCATGACTACACACTGCGTCCTGAAATCTCTTTCCCAATCAATGCTCAGTTAACTTCTACTAGCATTTTGGATAGCATTACAGTTACCGACCCTGGTTCTGGTTATACACAAGCACCTACGGTTGTTGTCACTGGAGGAGGCGGTTCTGGTGCTATTGCTGCAGCAACTATCAAGAATGGTAGATTGTTTGCTATCGAGGTAAAGGATCCTGGTTCAGGGTATTCTTCTACACCTGTCGTAACACTCAAATCTTCGTTCAACTATGTTGTGAACTTAGACCTTGGTATTCTTCAGTTTGCATTCCCTCACGGAATTCAAAATGGTGCTGAGATTACACTAAACGTTGTAGATACTGGAGAAGGTGCAGAATTCCCAATCGCTGCTGGTGCTATTGGTAGACTGAATGGAAGTAATACATATTATGCCATTTCTGGTGCTGCAAACTCTCTTGAAGATGACCAACTAAAAATTGCAATTACTTCAGCGAATGCAACTCTTGGTGATGCTCTAACGTTTACTAATACTGGTACTGGTCGTCAACAGGTATTGACTACATCTTTTGGTGGTACTGCAGTTGCTAACGTAATTACTTCAACTTTCCTTGAGGGCGAACTTGTATATCAAGGTGATACTCTAGAAAATGCAACTGCTCAGGGTTATGTTTCTACAAACTCTGGTTGGCAAGTTGGTCCTAGAATTGTCAAACTTGTCAATTACACTGGAACATTTACGGAAGGTCAAACAATCACAGGTGTTATCTCCAAGTCCTCTGGTGTTATTTCCAAGTTGAAAATTGCTAGAGGTGTTCTTGAAGTTGGTTCTATCACTAAGACAACAGGTCAGTTCATTGATGATGTTGGTAAACCTTCGGAAATTATTCAAAAAATTCAAGACTCTTATTATTATCAAGACTTCTCCTATGCTGTTAAGTCTTCTGTGTCTATCAGTGAGTGGAAAGACATTGTTGTCAGAAATGTACACCCTGCATCATTCAAAATCTTTGGTGAACTTTCTATTAGTGACTATGCAACTATTCCTAATAAAGAAACCGATTTTGAATTAACTAAGTCAGTTGAACTTGCTAATGAAGCAATCGTTCCTAATATTCAGAACTTCACTTTGGTTGAACCTGTATATTCTGAATTTGATAATACAGTTATTCAGTTCCGTCAAAAGAGATTAACATCTTCGGAGAACATTCTGACATCTGTTGTACAAAGATTAGATGATATTTCTAGTCAGTTTGATGGTGTTAAAACCCAATTCTCAATTACTGTTAATAATGGTGATGCTGTTATTGCTAATGCCAATCAGTTGATGGTTATCCTTAATGGTGTTGTTCAAACTCCTGAGGTTTCATTTACAATTCAAAGTGACTCTATTGTCTTCTCTGAACCACCTTCTCCTCCTGCAAGTGTTAAGTATGTAAGTGTACAAATTGACCCGATTGCAATTACAGAAGCAACATTCATTAGCACTAGTGGCATTGTTCCTAATATTGGCAATGTTCTTAGTGGTACTGGGTCGGGTGCTAAGTTTACTGTTACTAAAGTTACTGGTGTTACTATCAATAATGTATCGAAAGAACTTATCGAAGGTTTCTTTACAATCGGTACAGCGTTTAGTACAAATGAACTTGTTCTTGGAAATACTACAGGATTCTCTGCTGTATTTGAAAGTTCTCAAGTAGTTCCTAGCAACAATCTGTTTGTATTCGGTGAAAGTGTAACAGATTTGCAAGGTGACACTGCTGTTGTTGAAGATATTAACCTTCAGAAAGGTTCTGAGACTCCTCTTGCAAAACTCCGTTATGGAGTTGGTCCTTCTACCACAGGATTTGAGATTATTGGATATAATGCAACTATTAATGCACCATCTAGAGTAGAGGGTGTATTTACTGTTGGTCAAAACTATCAGATTGGTAGTGAAATTGTACAGGTGTCTAATATTGTTCAAAATACAGACTCTACTACACTTACTGTAGTTAGAGGGCAGCTAGGAACGGTAGTTTCTGGAATTCAAGAACTCACTCCTTTATATGGAACTAACATTACAGTTACTAATGATTTAATCCTTAGTAAAACTGTTGGTACATATCAGTCCAAACCTGGATTGTATGATGTCATTCTCGACGACATTATCGTTGGTGCTAAATCTCGTGTTGTTGCTAGAATTACTTCTACAACTCCTTATAGAGATGCAGCAACTAACGAGGTTATTCCTGAAGTTGAAATCTCTGAAGGTTCTTCATTCTTTGGACTTCTGTTCAGTAGATTGTCATCTATTACATATCCAAATATTGTCCTAGATGATATTTCTCAGTCACAAATTGCCGTAGTTGATTTCACAGATAATAATACAGATTTCAATGTCAAATTCCCTGAAAATGAAATTGTCAACAATTACATAATTCCATATAACAATTCTGTAGGAACATTCCAAGATGATGAATTTATCAGAAATTATAAGATTGAATTTGGCAACGAAAGTGGCGACTTCACGACATCTGAGGATCTTTCTATCCGTAAATTGAGTCTTACTAATCCTGTTGGTGGGGGATTCTTCTCTCTAGGTCAGGTGCTTCGCACAAGAGACACCAAAGCGGAGATTATTGGTTTCAATCAAGCAGCAAAGACCATTTATCTTGGAAAAATTGGTAGAACCAAGTCCTATGGTGGCGATCACCATGCGGTAACATTTATTGGTAATGCAGAACTTGATACTGCTCAAAAGAAATTTGGGTCTTCCTCCCTGTCAGTTCCTGCAACTGGTGATGGTGTTAGTATCGCCACCTCTGATGATTTTGGATTTGGTACTGCAGCATTTACCCTAGATGTTTGGGTTCGTGCTAGCGCACTTTCTGGAGATCATCATATCCTAGACATGAGAGATAATAGTGGTGATAGTGGTGCCATTAGACTTTATGTTGCTTCTACGGGTCAAGTTCGTGTAAACATTGGTGGTTCTGATATTATCACTTCTAGTAACAATATTGTAATTGATACCTGGTATCATATTGCAGTTAGCAGAAGTGGCACATCTTTGAAACTCTTTGTTGATGGTACTGAAGTTGGTAGTGTTACAAATAGTACCAATTTAGGGACTACTAAGACTATTAAGATTGGTAGTGATGTTAGTGATGCTAATGGATTCCTTGGACATATTGATGACTTTAGAGTTTCTAATCTTGCAAGATATACGGCAGCATTTACCGTTCGTAGCGGTATGTTCCAAGGAGACATTAATGCTAAATTGTTGCTGCACTTTGATGGTACTGATACACAAACCTACACCGATGATTGGTCTGGTGCTCAAGATTTCACCAAAGGTGAGTTCTTCAATAATGATGCAATTCTTGCAACAACCCGAGCAAATAGTAATACTGCGGTAGTTACTGGATTTACTGGTAATTCTCAGAGATATTATGATGCTGCAAATCTTCTTGAGAAAAATAAAAACTTCATTGCAAAGGAAACAGTCTATCTGTTAACTCAGCAGTATCCTAGTTTAACAATTCCTGGCGGTAATGTTAACTGTGAAGATGATGTTGTAGATATTGTTGAAGCAATTATTGAAGATGTTCGTAATGGTTCAAACAACCACATTTGGGATGCAGCAGCATTATATGTCGATAGAACAGTTTCACCAATCACATTAAATCACATTGAAACTGAAATTGCAGAAACTATCTGGGCATATAATAAAGTTGGTGATATGATTCCATATATCATTAATAATGTTCTTTGGACTGTATCTGGTTCTCATGGTCTTACTCAGTTTACTGACACGACAATTACAGACTCTAATAATACTGTATACAGTCAGTTTACTCCTACTGCAGCAACTTATGATTCTGCAACTGGAGTTATGGTTCTGACTATTGGTACACATAGTTTGACCACCAGCAGTCAAGTCGGCATCTCTCCTGGAAGTATTGTATTTACTTGTTCCTCTGATAATAACATTACACAGCACGCATATCCAAGAACAGACGATCCTTTCTATAATAAAGTTCTTGCAATTACTGCTACTACTGCTACTACAATTACAGTAAACGTGGGTGCATCTCCTACTGATAGGCAATATGCTCATACCTTCGTCTCTTCTAGTACTAACGCAGTTAAGTTGCTGAATTATACTACTGGCGATTGCGCTGATGTTGCATCTACCTCTGACAACCTCCTTGATATTCTGATTGATACGCTCACGAATGCAAATCTCTCTACCCCTGTTGACCATCTCGGTGCTGTTACAAAGGTATCTCCTGCTGTCGAATTTAAAGGTGCTACCGTTGATGGATTCTATAAAGTCGCATTGACTGCAGATTCTGTTGATAATACTAATGATATTCTGTACTCTAATAAAATCGGTGCTGCTTCTGAATATAGATTCAAAGATGCTAGTACTCTGATTCGTGCTAATAGGCAAGCAATTGTTGATAAAGCAGCATCTGATATGCTTACAAGATATCCTGACCTCGCTACTAGTATGCCTAGAAATGCTAATGGCACAAGCACTGATGGTACTGAAAGATGTAAGCAAGACCTTGGTCTCATCTTAGATGATATTGCTGCAGATATTGAACTTGGTGGTAATAAAAATGTTGCATCTACTTCTAGATTCTATGTTGGAGTCAATAACGAACTGCAGCATATTAGATTGCAAGTTTGGCAGTCAGTATACGCTCATGAAAGACTTGGTTTCTATGCAAAACAGGCAATCAATGGCGATTTAACTACTGATAATACCGATCAACTCATCATTGGTGATTGGGGTATTACTAATGATGCTGGTCAGTGTGCAGACGTTCAATCTGCTATTGATAACTTGATAACTCTTCTGAATGATACTATTGCACCTACAGGTGAGGACTTTAATATCGCTGCAGATAGAATTCACTTTAATCGTGACTATATTGCATCTGAAGCAACTGGTAGGTTGGACGCAGAGTTTACATATGTTCTGAATAATGTTTCGTATAGAGCATTTAACTATCCTAATGGTTCTGCTGGTCTTGAGAAGTGTAAGAGAGACTTGAAGTTGATTCTTACTAGTGCTATTTCTGACCTTCAAACTGGCGGCAATAACAGTACAATCAGAGCAATTGAACTTTATCTGACTGCTAATCTACAATTGGACCACATTGAAGAGCAACTTTCTGCAACAATCTTTGCTATTGAACAACTGAGAGATTTGGGTATTAGTGCAATTCAGAATCTGCTATACACTACAGGTGCAGTTACTACTGGAAGTCAATATGCTGCAGTATATGCAACCGAGACTGCATATCGCGATGCTCTTAGCGTAACGGATGTTCAAGCAGTCATGGCAAAATATGGTGAGTTGATTGACATTGCAATTAGAATTCTGTCTCCTGCTGGTCTATCTGGTAGATATGCCTCGCAGATTCTTCTGTTCAACAAAAACTACTACAGAACTGAAATCACAAACACGATTAATAATCAGTTTGGTGCTAATTCTTGGCAATATGATTCCTTCATTGATGGTTTAGTTGATAATCTCTCTCACGATATTATCATCACTGATACTTCATCTTCTAATAAAACTACTTCTAGAAGAATTACATTGCAAAGAGAAGGTGTAGTTAGTGAACTGCAATTCACTGCAGGAGCTGATTATCAGTCTGTACCTACAATCGCATTTACTGCTCCTGCATCTGGCGTAACAGCAACTGCTGTTGCAACTCTTGAAGCAGCAGGTCCTATTTCTGCAATCAATGTTGCCAGTGGTGGTTCGGGATATACAGTTCGTCCCGATGTAACCTTAACAGGTGCTAATATTGGCGACGATGGCGCAACTGCTACTATCTCTGGTGGTGCTGTTTCTGCTGTCACTTACGATGGTTCTGTTTGGGATGCAGACACTGCAATTGAGTGGCAAACTAGCAGTGGATTTGGTCCTGGTTCCGAAATTCAAGATGCGGGTACTGGCACTGGAACCACTGGTGGATTTGATGGTGTCGGTAAATATATTCTGTTTGGTGCTGCATCTGGAGATAGATATGCAATCACTACCCGTCGTAATACCACTGACATGGATAATGTTCGTGTTTATGTTACAGCAGGTAATGGTTCAAATGGTGGTGAATCACCTGATGCTGGTGAAGACCTTGCTCTTTACTATAAGGTTCAAGGAAGCAACACTGAAGTATTGATTAGCACACTTATTTACGGTGGTGCTGCTGGTGGTGGTTCTAATTATACAAACTTTACTGATTGGACTGCTATTACAGTAGCATTACCTACAGGAGCGAAAGGTCCTGACACTGCATTTATTGTTCGCCAATCTGCACAAGATAGCGGTGCTAATGATGACCATTATGGTTTGAAGAGAGTTTCTGTAATTGACACTGCAAAAGAGTTCCAAGGAACTGTCACTATTGCTTTTGCAGATGGTGCAGAACAGTCTGTAACTACAACTGCAGCAACTGCAAACTTCATCACTCTCCGTGAAGTTTCTAATGTATCAATCACCAATCCTGGTACTGGTTATGACCCATCAACTCCACCAACGGTAACTATTTCTGGCGGTAATCCTACAACGGCAATGACTATTAGTAATATCAACGTTGTTCTTGATACGACCAGATTTAATAATGGTGAGACTATCACATCTAGTGGCGGTGGAAGTGCTACTGTTCTTGAGGATATTGGTAATGCAGTTTACATTGGTGTGATTACAGGAACATTGTTTGCTGATGGTGATACATTAACTGGTGGAACAAGTGGAGTTTCTTCTACTATTCCTAGTAGCGGAGTTGGATCTACATTTGATTATTACACAAATGTTGGCAATGTATTGACCTTTAATGATGCAAGATTGATTCAATCACCTATTGCTGCTGAGTTCTCTAGCACAAACTTCTGGACTAATCCTGAAGCGTTTGCAATTAATTGGACAACCGCTAGTGCTACTTTTACCAATAACGCAATTCTTTCACCAGACAATACCTTGACAGCAGAAAAAATAACTGCTGATGCTAGTGGTACAGTTAATCATGATATTGACAGAGTATATACTCTAAATGCTTTTGAAACGTTTGATAGTGGTTCAGTTAAATTTGACACCACTAATGAAACGTTCGATACAGGTTCTATTGCAGAAGATTCCACTCAAACGTTCACAACGTCACTATTTGTCAAATCTGCAGAATACACAGACATTAGATTCTCTGCTATTCTTGATGACGGTCAAGCAGGTCCGCAGTCACTCTTCTTTGATGTTGACCTGACCAACGGTTCTACAGGGTCTATCTTCCAACCTGAAGCTGGTTTGGTAAGTTATACGACGGGAGTCGTTCCCTTTGGTAATGGTTGGTATAGAGTTTTTGCAACCCTAACATTCTCCTTTGGATTTAGTAGTCTTACCACAAGACTTAACATCAAGAATGCTAGTGCTATTAACTATCCAGGTGACGGCAGTTCTGGAATTTATGTCTGGGGTGCTAAGTTTAATAAAGGTGCATTTGACGCATATACCTCCGTTGGTGGAGAAAGATTCTTCTCCAACAGTGAATACAACATTAAGAACTTTGCTCTTAATCTGTTTGAAGATTATGTTGAGAGTGCTCTTAATGGAAGTCTTGCATCTCCCACAGCGAATGGTTCATATGCCTTTGATAACGCTACTTGGAGAGCGGGTTATTCGACAGATGAATTCCTTACAGTTGTTAGAAGAAATGTAGATTTCTATAAAAAACAACTTGATAATTCCACTTACTATGCAGATATCACTGTAAACAGTGGAATCAGTGTTCCTACTAAGGAATTTGGAATTACATATATACCAACTGGTGTTGGTGGTGGTCTTTCTACATCAGATTACTTCTATGGAGAGTATAGCGATACTAATGCTGAACTGGAAACTTCGTTTATGAATGAGGCAAAAATTGCTAAGGTTTATAATAGATTCCGTATTGATGGTGATATTACTGATGGACCTTTCACTATGGGTGAAATAGTTCAAAAGGATGGAGATTCTAGTGTAACTGGTGTTGTTTACGGATTCCATGAAGATGAAAACTATAAGTATCTCGATGTTGAAATAACTGGTGGAACTTGGGCAATCGCTGATGGTATTATTGGTGCAGCAAATACTACAACTGCAACACTAAGTGCTCTTGAAAGCAGATTGCATATTATTAGATTAAAAGGTACGTTTACACCTTCTATTCCGTTCCTTGGATTTACTTCTTCTACAACTGCAACTCCCACATCATTCATTAGAAATGAGACCGCTGTCCTTGATAACACTGGCGGTAAGTTAACTGTTGATACTTCAACTCTCACGGGTACATTCGAGAAAACCGCTGTTGTTTATTCGAGTAATACTGAACTTTATATTGAAGTTCAGAAATATAATGGTCTTGATGTACAGATTGGAGATAAAATTATCTCTGGCGGTTATACTCGCCTGGGAGTCGCAAATGCAACTGGGTTCATATTGGGTCATTTCATCTATTTGTTGAACTCTGGTGGCGGCAGAGATACCTCTAAGAAAGCAATCATCAGTGGAGTCGATACAGTTAATAACTATCTGTATGTTTCACCTATCGATGGAGACTTCTCTATTACGGACAATGTTGGTGACTTTGGTCCAGCAGGTGGAGGTGCTAACACAATTGCCACTGGCACAATTGCTACTAAACTTGTTCAAACTGGTCAGGCATATGGATTGATTGGTAATATCACCTCAGTTGGTGTTAACAAGCGACTCTATCTCAGAGATGTTATTGGCATCTGGAATGAGAATGATTCGGTTATTGCTGGAAAAGATTACAAATCTGTTATTATCGATAAAGTTATCTCACGCGCCCGCGTGAAGAGATCCTTCCGTGGATTTGATGGCACTCAAACTATATTTGACCTTTCTATCAGTAATGGCACAACATATCTGCCAGACCCCGCAGGTCATATGCTCATTTTCATTAATGGCATTTTACAACCTCCTGGCGCTGGTAATGCTTACAACGCATTCTCTAATAAAATTCAGTTTGCAGAAGCACCTGATGCAGGTTCCACATTTACTGGATTCTATATTGGTAAACTGAGGCAGTTGGATGATATCTCATTCGAGTTTGACTCATTACGTCAGTCATTCAACCTTAAGCGTAATGATGTGTTCTATTCACTGACACTTACAGAAGGTGTTCAGTCTAGTGTCATTCGACCCGAGAACAATATCATTGTCTCGCTCAATGGTGTTATTCAAGAACCTGGTGTTGGTTTCGAGATTGTTGGTTCTAGAATCATCTTCTCCGAAATTCCTCGTGTTGGTTCTAGTTTTGCTGCATTCTCTTATGTTGGTTCGGAAGCAGACGTTGACGCTTCTGAAGTTGTTCCTCCTATTGAACCTGGTGATTTCATCGATATTCAGGGTGAGACTGAAGACCGTGAAGTTGCAGTTATCGAATCTTCCAACTCACTCATCACATTTGATTATCTTGGTTCTGTCTTTGGACAAAACGCAAAGGCAACTCCAATTCTTAAATCTGGATTTATTGAAAAAGTGAGTATTACTGCACCAGGTTCTGGATATACCTCTCGACCTGTTGTTCGTGTTGATTCTATTAGTGGTTTCGATGCACAAATTAGAGCGATTATCGGTATTAATGTTGTTGAAATCGGCAACGTGGGTTCTGCATATAAGGAAACTGCGATTGTTGTTGAGAGTGAAGTTCCTGACGATTGGACTGCACCAAACCTCGCAGACTACGGCGAGGAGTACGTTGACTATCAATAAGTCATATATCCTATAAATAACTAAAAAAACTAGCAGAAATGGCTAAACAAACTATTGGGTTAGGTGCTTCGGCAAATGACAACACGGGGGATACCCTCCGTGATGGAGGTGATAAGGTTAATGATAATTTTGATGAAATTTATCAAACTCTTGGAAATGGAAGCACTTTAAATTTAACTACGGCTAATGCTGCTAGTGGGCATGTGCTCAAATATAATGGTACAAACTTTACCTCGGCAGATTTTGGACAACTGACGACGGCATTGGATGTAAATAATAATATTATTACATCTTCAGTAACATATCCAAATGTTATTCTTGGTCCTAACGGAGCAGGAGATGTACGAATTACTCATGGTAGTGTTACTTCTACTTTTGAGGGAAGTGATGGAACTATTGATTTTCCTACAACAGTAAAATATAAGAATGAGTATACAGCGGTGGGTAATGCTCCTACTGCTGCTTCATATCCTGGTTATTTCTTTACTGTTGATGGAGATGACAATCCCTATGTCAACATGAACATCACTGCTGGTGGTGTTGGTGATACTAGAGTTTCATTACTTACACAGTATTCTGGTATTGGGTCTCTATCCAACGTTGATGTTACTACTGCCGCCCCTACAACTAATCAAATTTTGAAGTGGAATGGAACCAATTGGGTTCCTGGAGATGACCAGGCAGGCATCTCCTCTCTTAATTTATTCCAAACCATTAATGCTGATACTGGTACAACAACAGCAGATTCGCAAACGGATACATTAACTATTACTGGTGGTACTAATATTGATACGTCTATTGCTGGAGATACAGTTACTATCGACTTTTCTGGTAGTATCAATACCAGTTTTTCCAGTCTGACGGATTCGGATACTACAGGTCTTACTCAAGGCGATAGTCTCTTCTGGAATGGCAGTAACTGGGTAAGAACAGCAAGTCCTATTACTTGGTGGGAACTTGGTTCGAATGGTGCGAATGATTATACCTTTAGTGGTCCTGGATTCCCAACTACAGCAAACGACCCTGATATCTATGTGCATAGAGGATTTACTTATGCATTTGATAATAGTTCAAATGGATCAAATCACCCATTTAGAATTCAGTCCACAACTGGTTTGAGTGGTAATCCATATACAACAGGTCAATCTGGAAACTCTACATCAGTTCTTTATTGGACTGTTCCTATGGATGCTCCAACAACTCTTTATTATCAGTGTACAGTACACGCTGCTATGAACGGAACAATTATCGTCGTAAGTTGAGGATATAAATGGCAAGAACAGTACCTGGATCTGGTGCGGAAATTAAACCAATTTTCGACAAATTTTTTGGCGTTAGGGCAGTCGAGATTGTCAATAATGGCAGTGGATACGACTCGACAGACCCACCTAGATTAACAATTACTGGATGTGGAATTCCTGAAGCAGAGGCTCTGCTGTATCCAATTATTGATGATGATTCTGGTAAGATTATTCACGTCAGAGTATTAGAAAGAGGTCGTGGTTATGACCCTCTTAGATTGCAAATTGTTCCCACATCAGAGTCTTTAGGTGTTATTGATTCTTTTGATATCAATACAATTTGGCAGTCACATCCCAACTCTGCAACAACAGGAGTATTTGAGGTAAACTCAGAAGGAGATTTAGTAGACAGACTCAGGATTAGATCTGATAATGACCCCAAACCTGCAGATATTTTGACAGAGAGGCAGGGTGCAGGAACAATATCAGACAGAAACTTCGACCAGACATTTATCTATAGAGGCGGTAAACAAGTACCTTTTGGAACGGGTAGAAACTTTCAAAAGAATAAGTCTCTTGGCATCATGGCAAATGGTGTTCTATTACACACTCCAGAGTGGGGTTCTAGTCCTGGTTCCGCCCCTGTAGGATTTGAACTTGATGCAGTAAGTGAATCGAATGTAAAAAATTCAGACATCTATGATGGTGTTACTGATGGAACCACATACTACTATCAATCATCTAGATTACTCAATCACTTTGCAACTAAGCATGGTGTTCTTGATTGGGGTCTCCATAGAGTATTCACTTGGAACTTGAAAGTTGAATATGGGAATCTTTTGGTTGATGTATCTAATGTACAAGAAACAATAGGACCTGTTGAGATAGGAAGAACTGTTGTAGAAATTGGCGGTACTTCATCGGCAGAAATTGTAAAAGTTATTAGAAATAATTTAAATCAAATTACCCAAGTTTACTTGAGGAATGTGAGTGGTACATTTGTAGAAAATGATGCTGTTCTTGGTTCAAATGGATTCTCATTCACTATTAGCGATTCTCCAATTTCATTAAATCTTTTTTATATCAATTTTGGCGCTGATGCGGCATTATTTGGGTCTTTCATTCCCAACACATATTATCTGGCACCAGAAAATATTCAAGTAAGAAAAAATTATGTAATTATTTTAGACCAGTCTGACGCATCAAATCAACAAGGTATAGGGCACCCTATTCAGTTTAGTACTACTCCTGATGGAGAGTTGAATAGCGGAACTTTATTGTATAACAGCACTGGCGCTTCTGCAGCAGTCGCTGCTGATTATGAAAATGCATTTAGAAGCATCTTCATAATGAATGAAGATGAAACTAATAATATTTACTTTTACTGTAAGTATCACAGATATATGTCTGGATATGCAGGACATGAGGGGTATATTAGTTTAAGTAGTGTTCAAGACACTGCAGCACCTACAAATGACTACTACATTACAAATTTCTTCCAAGAAAGAGTTACTGTCACACCAACAGACTTTCAAAGTGGGTATAACTTAAATCTCAATAATGCTGCTATTGTTAGTGCAGGAAGTGGTACAGGAAGCAATGGCGGATTTGCTATTGGTACTCACTTTAGACTTAATGGTAGTTCGAGTCAGCGATGGGTAAGATTTGACCTAGATTTACGAAATGTTGTTACCTTTGATGCTGAAATAATCCGAGGCAATGGTACTAATGGTGGAGAAGCACCCGATTTTGGGGAAGGACTTCGCGTATATTTTGCATTCAATACATCTTATGGTTCTATTGAGATTGCTAGTGCTACCGACTCATCATACGATACAGTTAAAACTGTAACAATTGCAGTTCCTCCTGCATCTAGAAATGAGAACCAAACGGTATTCTTATATCAAAATAATGCTGATGGTTCTTCTTTTGACCACTGGGGTATTAGAAATATTACCGTTGGTTCTGGAGATGATGACCTCTCTAGACACCCAGACGGACATTCCAAAATTCTTGGTATGTCTTTTGATGGATATCCCATCTACGGACCATACGGATATTTTGGAGTTGGTAATGTAGTAGAAAGAGCATCAACTTCATATAGATTGAAAGTGGGTGCAGAAATTGATGGTGGTCGTCCTGAGATTATTACTCCCTCTACTACAACATATACAGTCACTGTATCTGCAGGCAAATTTCAATATGATGGTAGTGTTCCAAACTTCTTAAATCTGAAGAGAGGTAATACATATATCTTCAATCAAGATGATTCTTCAAATGATGGTAATATTTTATTACTATCTAATGACGATGATGGTTGGCATCCAACTCAAGATATTGGTGATATCGGCAATTTAATTTATTTGTATTCACACCCAAATATTACATATACTCTTGATGGTTCTACAGTTAACTATAATACATACATTTCAGGATTTACTACAGCAACAACCAGAAATATTCAAATAGAAGTTCCATCCGATGTACCTCAGACTCTACACACATATTCATATGCAAACTTTGGACATGGTATAAGAACAACCCAAGACGGTTATTCTATGGGCATGTTGATACAAGATTATATCTATGATTCCAGTGTTGGTGATTTAGATGAATTCAATGGAACGTATATTGTTACTCCAGAATATCCAAACGGAACCTATGCATACTTCTTAACGGAAAACTCTAGTGAAGTTCCTGAATATCCGTATGCAGTCGGACCAAAGATGTTTGGTGCTCCGTTGTTTGAAGGGGACATTGTTCCTGCAGCAGGAACAGAATCTCCATTTGGTGCAGAGGGAGAAGTTATTCTAAATGCGGACGGAACTGTCAACTATGTCAGAATGACCAAAAATGGTGATGGTTATTTTGGAACTGCTGAAGCAAGAATTCTTGGTGGTGAAGGTAGTGGTGCAACAGCATCTCCAGTTGTTCAAACTATCACAGGTCTTACCATTCAAAATGAGGGTAGAAGTTTTGCAACTTCACCAACTCTTGTATTCGAAGGTGGTGGTGGTCAAGGAGCACAAGGTGCTGCCGAAGTCGATACTTTGGGTAAACTTTCTTCAATTACAATTGCCGACGCTGGTGATTTCTATCAAGAACCACCATTTGTATTGATTACTGGAGGTGGCGGACTTGGTGCTAAGGCAACAGCAGAAATTAATCAGGGGCAGATTTCGGCAATCAACATTACAGACCCTGGTTCTGGTTATGTAAATGCACCTAATATCATCTTTACAAAACTAGTAAATCTGAAAAGAAAAACTAGAGCAAGACAGGCATTTAATAGTGTTATTCAATATCTTTCTGGTCTAGTAAAGAATGTTGGACCTGCAGATACTGAAATTTTTGTAGACTCTACGTCTGCTTTCCCTGGTTCTGGTCGTTTTATCCTAAACAATGAAATTGTTACATATACTGGAAAGTCAGTAGGCAAATTCACTGGTCTTACTAGGGGAACCAATTTTAACTATGACCAAAGAGTTATCCTTGATACCACTCAAGATATTGCTGGTATATCGACATACAATTTCAATGTTGGTGACCGAGTACTTAGAAGAGTTGAAAGCGCCAATAATAAGATTGCCAAGGTTTATGATTGGAATCCTAATAGTAAAGAATTATTTGTAGTCTTTGAAATTGACGAACTAGCATTCATTGATGCTGGTATTGCATCTACCGAGGATGCAATTGTTCAGTTTGATGCAGGACTTGCAGATAGTAGTGTTGGTGGTTCTCTTCCACACGTTGTTATAACCTCAACAGGAGACGAAATTTTTGCTCTTGCTGCTGCGGGCATTAATACTTTAACTGATAGAAAATTTGAAGATAATGATGAGAATGACGGTGCTGGCGACGGCATCGCAGATTTGGTTAATACCAACACAGATTATGCTGGTCAAATTAATCTTGATGGTGGTATCTACAGTTCTCTCTATGGTATTGAAGAGACTCAAGGTGGTACAAATACTACTTTGTTTGCCGTTGGTGATAGTATTTTAGACGCGACTGCATATCCAAATCAAAAGTATGCAACTATTTCTACTGCAGGTGGATTGGCAGAGGGTATCGAACATATTGCTTTGATTACAATTACTGTGGATAAACTTACTGGTAATAATTTGAACTATGGTGTGAATGAAGTAGTTACTGGAGATATTTCTGGAGTCAGAGGAACAGTTGTTTCTTGGGACACAACTACAGGAATATTGGTGGTGAAAGATGTTATTCCATTCAACACTGGTAATGTTAATGTCGGTGTTAATGGTTTACTTAATGAGTTCTCTTCTACTGGTAGTATTGTTGATATAGTTGTTCAGGAAGCAGGTACTAACTATTCTGCAATCCCAACAGTCGCAATTGAAAATATTGGAGATATTCAAGCAACTGTAACTGCAGTTATGACAACTGCATCTGACCAGGTTTCTTCTTTGAATATTACTAATGGTGGATATGGATATTCCCAGTCTATCACCGCAGGTGTTCTATCCCCAACTATCACATTTACACCAGCAGTAGGTGATACTACTGGTTCTGGTGCAGAGGCGTATGCCATTCTTGGTGGTGAAAAACTTGTTGGTAATGCGGGTGCTTCTTATCGAATTAAGAGTATTCAATATCAGACGGTTGTACAAACCTCATAAATAGACAAGTAGAGGAACATTGTATCCATAGGAAATGGCAGCTTTACTTACTGATCAATTTAGAATTTTTTCGGGGAAAAAATTCATTAAGTCTCTGGAGGGTCCTGATGCCAACCAGAGTGACGTTGATGCGGGGGCAAACCGTGATAGACTTTATATCTTTATCGGAAGACCCCAACCTTGGGATAATGAAAACTCACCTCCGCAGGCGGTAGATTCATTCTCTCAATTTTCAACATCATATGATGATATGGTTTCTCTGAAGCGAGTTCTTGCTTCAGATACTATTCAGGTTGTTCGTAGAATTGATTGGGTTTCACCCGAACAAACTACGGGTGGTCTGGGTTTTACTTATGACATGTATCGACATGACTATTCTCCCAGTAAAACTGCTTCTTCAGGTGCTACTAAACTATATGATTCTGATTTTTACGTTGTAAATTCTCAGTATCAAGTTTACAAGGCAATCTATAATGGAACTTCCCCTTCAGATCCTAATGGTAAACCTTCTACAGTTGAGCCTACTGGCACTTCTACCAGCATCATCACTACTGGTGATGGGTATCGCTGGAAATACATGTACACAATTCCTGTCGCTTCAGTCCTCAAGTTTTTCTCGGGTGACTATATGCCAGTCTTCACCAATGATGCGGTAAAAACTAACGCAGTTGCTGGTGAAATTGATACTGTTGTTATCAATTCGGCAGGTTCAGGATATAACAATGGAACATATGACAATGTTCCTATTAATGGTGATGGTACAGGTGGTAGATTATCCATTGTTGTTGATGGTGGTAAAATTATTTCCGCTACTGTAACTTCTGGTGGTACAGGTTATACTTTCGGTAAAATTACCGTTGAAGCGATTACTGGTATCGGTACAGGAACTGGTGCTCAAGTTGATGTCATCATTCCTCCTCCTGGCGGTCATGGTGCAGACCCTGTTGTAGAATTGGGTTCTTTCCGAATTATGATTAATGCCAAACTCTCTTATGATGAGGGTGCGGGTGACTTCCCTATTGATAATGACTATCGCCGTATTGGTTTAGTTACTAATCCTCTTAAATTTGGTACTGAAGAATTAATTGCTGACCTGACAGTTTCTGCTGCAAAAGCGATTATCTTCTCCCCAACTTTCCAAGGTAATTATTCTCCTGATGAGATTATTACCCAAACTCGTGTTATTGGTGGGCAAAATGTTACTGCTCGTGGTCGAGTAATCTCTTGGAATCCTACAACAAAAGTTCTTAAGTATTATCAGAACGCAGTTGATGGTATCTTCCCTGAAGTTACTGGTACTCAAAACGAGTTTGATGGTTCTAATGTTATTAGTGGAGCAACATCTGGTGCTGCTGGTCAACCCGATGTAAACTTCCCTGCAGTTCCCAATACATCCTCCAGAACAATTAACAACACTGAGTACGATCTTGGTATGAAATTTAATAATGGTTATGCGAAACCTGAGATTAAGTCAAATAGTGGTCAGGTTGTTTATATAGATAATAGACGAGCAATCAGTCGTGCAAACGACCAAGTAGAAGACATCAAAATCGTAATCGAGTTCTAATGGCACAAAATACCAATCTAAACGTCTCACCTTATTACGACGACTTCGATAAGGATAAGAATTTTTATCGAGTACTGTTCCGCCCTGGATTTCCAATTCAGGCGAGAGAGCTTACTACAATGCAGAGTGTTCTGCAGAATCAGGTGGAAAGCGTAGGTCAGCACTTATTTAAAGATGGTGCTATGGTCATTCCAGGTCAAGTGGGTTATGACCTGAATGTTGATGCTATCATGCTTCAAGAATCTTTCTTGGGCGCAAGTGTTGAAGATTATAGAACTCAACTAGATGGTAAGATTATTGAAGGTCTGACCTCTGGTATTAAGGCAAAAGTATTGTATAGTATCTCAGAAAGTAATTCTGAGAAAGGGTATATTACACTGTACATTAAATATATCGAATCTGGTGGTGAGGCAAATAACCAACAGACTTTCACTTTAAATGAACAATTAGTTACTGACCAAGAGATTACTTTTGGAAGTTCTTTGATTGAAGTCGGTTCACCATTTGCACAATTGCTTCCTACTAATGCAATTCAGACAGGTTCTGTTGCATATGTTCAAACTGGTGTATATTTCATCCGTGGTTTCTTCGTAGACGTTCCTTATCAGTATATCCTTCTGGATCAATACGGTAGTTCTCCACAATATAGGGTTGGTCTCGACATTCTAGAATCTATTGTTACTCCTGAAGATGACGTATCACTTAATGATAACGCTGCAGGCACATCTAATTATGCTGCTCCTGGTTCTCACCGATTCAAAATCAGTACAAGACTGATTAAAAAACTTCTTACAGACGACGCTGATAAAGACTTTATTGAACTGCTTCGTATCAATGGTAATAGAGTAGAAAATTTAGTTGATAGAAGTGCTTATAATGAATTAGAACGTTCTTTAGCGACAAGAACTTATGAGGAATCTGGCAACTATACAGTTGAAGATTTCCAAATCACCATGAGAGAAAATCTTGATGATGGTTTTAATAATGGCGTATATCAACTGAATGAAATTACTAGTGATGGAGTTGTTGCTCAAGAAAGACTGTATTCAGTAGAACTTGGTCCTGGCGCTGCATATGTTAAGGGGTATAGAGTCAAGACACTTTCTCCAACTTATGTCGATTTAGAGAAACCCAGAAAAACCGATTCTGCACAAAATGCTATTGTTCCATTCGAACTTGGAAACTATAGCATTGTTGGCAATCTGCATGGTTTCCCCAACTTCTCAGGAACTTCTATTAGTAATGCATATCAAACTTTAGAACTACGCGACACCTTTAGCAGTACTGCTGGTAGTGCTAGTGGAAGTATTGTCGGTTATGCTAGGGCAGCATCGCTAGAATTTTTTGCAGACCCTAATAATACGTTTGGTACTGCAGATGACCAGTATAAACTGAATGTCTTTGACGTTCAGATGTTTACTGTTTTGGAATTGGCAACTACACAAAACATTTCTGCTGGTTCTATTATCAAAGGTCTATCGTCTGGTGCTACTGGACTGGTTGTTGATGCAGAAACTGCTGATGACCACATTCAAATGTACCATGTATCTGGTTCTTTTGAAGCAAGTGAGATGGTTCAGATTGATGGTATTAATCTTGATACTATTGAAAAAGTTTATAACTATCAATATTCTGATGTAAGACAAGTTCTTACTAGAGATGAATCTACGCAATCAATTGAATTCACCTGTGATATTGTCCTTCAGGACGAAAAGGTTATCCAAGGTCTTAGTTTTACATATGATGCTAGTACTG